AATGCCCAAATTCAAGAACATTGTCAAGTACTTTATCAAGATGGACGAAATTGACCAGACACTGAATACTCAGATTAAGATTGAGACTGAGAATAGGACGTTCATGACGAACGTTCATCATCAGAATAATGTCCGGTATGTCCTGGGTGAAGAAGATAAGACAGTGACTCTTGAGAAAGCAGCAAAGTATTTTGTTCCAACCGAACTTGGGGACTGTGGTCTTCCTGTGAAGATCACATCCGGTGGCTTGATCAATAAGATTCTTGGGATCCATGTAGCTGGATCAGGATCTGGATCGAGTGTCCCCATGGGGATTGCAGCTTTTGTTACACAGGAGATGATTTATGATGTTATGACCGAAGCGAGCGGACAAGCCTCAGCAATTGCAGCTCAAGGCCCCTGTGAGACGCCGAATTTGATTTATGAGAAAACTGTTAACTGGAATGAAAGAGTGGCTCTTCCAATTAAGACAAAGTTACGCCCATCAGCGATTGCAGCTGATTTGCCTTTTGTCTCAAAGAAGGAACCTGCTATTATGAGTTCTTTGGACCCCAGAGCGAATGGTGTCTGTCCAGTTGAAAATTCCCTCAAGAAGCTTTACGCGAAAGAGAATCCTGAAATGGATGAGAAATTGTTGCAGAGGATCGAAGATGAACTGTACGATAAGTTTTCTGAAAAGTTAGATTGGGTCGCTGGGAAGCGACAATTAACGTTCGACGAAGCTTGTGCAGGAGTTCCAAAATTTTTGAATTCAATAACTTGCCAAACAAGTCCAGGATATCCTCTTTGCCACCAGGCAGAGAAGCGCGGTAAGTACGACTTTGTGTGGTTTGAAGGTAGTGTACTTAAGTATACTTCATATTTCAGAGAGCTGGTGGCGATGAAATTGCGCGAAATGGAGAGCTATCAAGGTGGATCGATTGAACATCGTTTTCTTGGATACCTAAAAGATGAGTTGGTTAAGAAGTCCAAGATTGATGAAGTGAGGACACGAATGACGTTTGCAAACGATATGATTGCGATAGTAGCTTTCAGAATGAAGTTTGGAGCGTTAGTCGCGGCTTTGATGAACAGTTTTGAAACGACCGGCTTCGCAGTCGGCTTGAATCAGTACAGTTCCGACATGAATTTGATTCATGACTATCTCTCACAAACAGGAACGAAGTTCATCGCTGGAGATTATGGAGAATTTGACCAGCGTTACATGAAACAAGCACAAGATAGTGCTTATCGTTTGTTCTCTAGGCTAGCTTCCTTGATTGGAGTTGACAAACCTAGTTGTGACTATTTGTATGAACATGAAACCAACTGCCCTTTCCAAATTCTTGGAAAATTGGTGAAAGTTGTGTGTTCCAATAAAAGTGGTTGCTTTCTGACTACTTTGATCAATAATCTCATGAACAACTACTATGTGCGCTATTGTTTTTATCGGAAATACCCCGAATTAATCTTTGAGTTGTATTGCAAACTGG